CTTCCGATGGCCTTACCGAGATGCGGAAGAACATCGAGAACGACAAGAAGATGGCTTCCCACCGTGGTGCCCAGATGACAGACACGACTTCCCGGCAGAAAGAGTCGGGCGATGCGCTACGCACGAGGGTGGGGGCACAGACCGCAACCTTGAATCAGGTTGCCTTGGCTGGCGGGGAGGGATTGGAGAAGACCCTCAAGCTCCTGGCCCGATGGATCGGTGCGGATCCTTCCAAGGTTCGGGTCAAGGTCAATCGGGACTTCACCGATGACACGATGGCTGGGAAAGACATGGTCGACATGATGACATCGAAAACCATGGGCTTCCCGATCTCGATGCAATCGCTGCATGACGTAGCGAGACGGTTTGGGCTCACGGACAAGAATTTCGAGGAGGAGATGGACCTCATCGAGATGGAGCCTCCGCTTCCCCAAGGAACGGATGCTGGTGGGAATCCGCCCAGGGCGGCGGACACTCCCCCCACTCCCCTCGAACCCGATGTGACGGACGACGAAACGGAGTCGGATGCCGACTGAGAAATCCCGGAGCCAGAAATATCTGGACGCCTTGGTGCGACACCAGATTTTTCTTCTTCGAACCAGCGGTACCATGCGGACCAGGATCCGGGAGATCCTGAATGAGACGGAACCCCGCATGGCGGACAGAATACGGCGAACGAAGTTTGATGGGGATCAAAATCGCCGGGTCGAGCGAGCGATGGTCCTATTCGCGGCGCTTCAGGGGATTCGATGGGCAGCGTGGCGAAAGGTCAGGGTGGAATGGACAGAGCAACTTTTGCTCCTGGCACAAGCGGAGCCGAGGTTTGCCAGGGCCGCAACAGCCAACCTGGATCTCGAGCTTCCTACAGCAGAGGATATCAGGGAGGTCGTTCGCAAGTCACCGTACTTAGGGAGATCCTTTCCGGAATGGGTGAGGGAGGAGCGGGCGGGGGATCTCGAACGGATTCGGACTGCCCTTGTGGTGGGGGCTGTACAGGGGGAAGATGCTGGAACGATAGCCCGCCGGATTGTGGGTTCAGCCCGGACGAATGGAGCCGACGGCTCGACCGAAGTTACCCGCCGGAACACAGAGACCTTGGCGGCAACCCTGACGCTGGGTATTACCGCTGGGATGCGGGATCGTTTTTACGCAGCAAACTCCGGCTTTTTCAAAGACGGAGAGCTTTGGGTCTCGGTGTTGGACAACAGGACGACTCCTATCTGCCGGAGCCTAGACGGGAAGATCTTCCCCCTGGGCCAGGGGCCGCATCCTCCCCTGCATTTCCGATGCCGGAGCATGCGAACGCTATTGCTCGATGGGGAAGCCCCGGCGCGGCCGACGTACCAGGAGTGGTTGATGGGGCAGACCACGGAGTTTCAGGATGAGGTGTTGGGCAAAACGCGAGGGGCCCTGTTCCGCAAGGGAGGCTTCACGCTGGATCGTTTCGTAGACCGTAGGGGCTGGGACAATATCCCGCTCCAAGAACTCGCCAGACAGGAGCGACAGGCGTTTCTGGATGCGGGTCTTGACCCGGAGGATTACCTCCGATAACCCAGGGAGAAGACATGGTTCTTCAGTTGAAGGCGACCTATGACAAGCAGGAGGACATCCCGGAAGCGTTTCGGGAACTGTACGCAGAGCAAGATGAGAAGTTCGTGTTGACCGGAATCGAAGGAATCCGGACGCAGCACGAAATGACCAAGCTCACCAACGAGGCCTATAAGGAGCGGGTCAAATACAAGGAACACCGCGACAAGTTGGCCGCGTGGAATGCTCTTGGGAAGACCCCGGAGGAGGTTCAAGAACTTCTGGACAAGGTGCCAGAGTTGGAGGCGGCGGCGGCAGGCAAGGTAGTGGATGAGACCAAGATCGAGGCCCTCGTTACAGCGCGTGTGAACAAACAGGTCGTGCCGCTACAGCGGCAGGCGGGGGAGAAGGACGCCAAGATCAAAGAACTGACGGACCTGACGCAAACGCTCCAGGGCGAGCGGGTCACGCGCACGATCCACGACACCGTGCGGGCGGCGGCGACGAAACTGCGGGTGATCCCGGAGGCGTTGCCGGATGTGCTCATGCTGGCGGAGCGGATGCTCGAGATCGAAGAGGACGGCAAGTCCGTGCGGACCAAGGATCAGGTGGGGGTGACCCCCGGCGTGGCCCCCGAGGTCTGGTTGATCGATATGCAGAAGACTCGGCCGCATTGGTGGCCGCCGTCGCAGGGTACCGGTGCCCAGGGTGGCAGCGGGGGTGGCGGATTCACGGGGGACAACCCCTTTGCCAGGGATACCTGGAACTTGACCAAGCAGGGTCAGATCATCACCCAGGACCCGAAGAAGGCGGAGCAGTTGATGAAACAGGCCGGATGCCCCGGCCCCGGCATCATGCCGCCGGAAAAGAAGCAAAAATAGGGGTTGTTGCCAACCCCCAGGAAGGTGTAGTACTTTCAGGTATCCGGATTTCACATGGTGGGATTCGTCCTGAACTTTTGAAATCCAGGCTGGGCCATGGTGCTTCGGCTTGACCCATAGCAGTAGCACAAGAGGAGGCGTAGGCCATGGCTCTCACTCAGATCGCGGATGTCATTGTTCCTTCGGTGTTCGAACCGTACAAGCAGCAAATCACGGAGACAAAGTCCAACCTGATCGCGTCAGGTGCACTGGTCCGTGACCCCGCCATCGACGAGTTGCTCGCCGGAGCGGGGCTCACCTTCAACGCTCCATCGTGGAAGGATGCCGCCAACGACACCGATCAGGTGCCGGATGACGATCCCACCCACGTCGCGACGCTCTACAAGACCGGTACCTCGCAGGAGATCCTGGTCCGGCTGAACCGGAACCAGCACTGGTCCTCGGCGGATCTCGCCGCCGCGCTCGCCGGTGCCGATCCCCAGCGATCCATTGCGGATCGTGTCGGGTACTACTGGACCCGGCGTCTCCAGGCGGCCTTCGTGGCCACCCTCAAGGGTGTCTTTGCGGACAACGCGGCTGCGCCGGGTGGTTCGGAGCATGTCGAGGACGACATGGCCGTCGATATCTCCGGTGGTGCCTACGTCCCCGGGGTGACCGACTTCTCGGCCGAGTCCTTCATCGATGCGTGCGCCACCATGGGCGACTCGATGGAAGACCTCGGGATGGTCATGGTGCATTCGGTGGTCTACGCCCGGATGCAGAAGAACAACCTCATCGACTTCATCCCCGATTCCCAGGGAGTGGTTCGGATCCCGACCTTCCTTGGTCGTCGGGTGATCGTCGATGACGGCATGCCGGTGACCGCGAATGTGTATGACAGTTGGCTCTTCGGGGCGGGTGCGGTGCGTTTGGGTGTCGGCACGGCCAAGGTTCCCGTCGAGACCACGCGTGAGGCCCTGCAGGGCTACGGCGGTGGCGTCGAGATTCTGTCAAACCGCATTGTGTGGGCGGTCCATCCGGTGGGTTGCAAGTACGCGGGTACCGCACCCAATGGCGGGCCGGACAACACGGCCAACGCGCAGATGTTGGCTGCGGCTGCCTCCTGGATGCGTGTGTTCCCGGAGCGGAAACAGATCAAGATCGCTCGGCTCATCACTCGCGAAGCCTAGTCTCGAGGATCGACTCCTCGGAGGGCAGCCTCTGGGGAGTCGATACCCCAGGGAGGAAGTCACATGGCAGCCGTTGGAGATGTGGTCACCTACACGGATGGAGGCGGAACTCCACACAACGCCCTTGTACAGCAGGTCAATGTCGACCAGTATGGAGGGGGCGAGGATGGCCTGAACATCGTATTCGTCAGTGATCAGGTTGGCCCCGACAAGGATGGAGAGACGCATGGCAATGCCCTGTCTCAGATCAACAATATCCGAGACAGTTCCGTGGCCATCGCGGACCAGCCGATGTGGGCTCCGATTTAACCGCGTCTAGGACGCAGAGAAGAGAGGGACAGAAATGAAAGGGCTCGCTCGCAGTCTGGGACGCGGCACGCCACAGTTGTCGGTGGTCCGCAAGGTAGTGTACAAACCGAAGGCCGTGGCGTTGACCACGACCGATGGTGCTCCGGCCTGGGGTACTTGTGTTTTGGGGTATCTCCCGCAGGGGAACCTCCTGATCCTGGGGTGTGCCGCTTATCTCTCCATCACGAAGACGGACGCGGACATTGTGGACACCTGGGATGGAGACTTTTCTTTGGGCTCTGCTCCCACGGCGGACGGTGCCCTGGCTGGGGCGGAGATCGATTTGATCCCATCCACGGCCACTCCGCAGGCCGTAGCGGGTGTGTCAGCGGCGATTGTTGGCGTCAGCACTGCCACCATTGGTGGCAGCGTTCTGGACAACACGGCTGGTGCGCTCGAGATCAACTGTAACCTGTTGATCGACGATGCGGACAGTTCTGGGGCCGGGTCGGCCACCGTGACGGGTGTCGTCTACCTCGCCTACATCGTTTTGGGAGATGACTAACAGAAAGGGGATCTCATGGAGATCCTTGCAGTTCTTCGCAGTTTGGACACGACTGACGACTCGCGGTGGACCGGTGACGGCCTGCCGCGAGTTGAGTTTGTCAGCGAGATCATGGGCCGTAACGTCACCCGGCGAGAGATCACCGAGACGGCCCCCCTCTTTACGCGCCTGTCTCCTGTGATCCCGGGGGAAGAGCCGGATCCCGAGACAGAGTCGGATCCGACCCTGTCTCGGGATCCTGATGACGACCGGCCCGACATCACGCTTGCTGGGCCACCGCCTCCGCCGGAGGAGTCAACACCGGAGGGGCCGGAGCCGGAGCACGTTGTGAATCAGCGGAATCTCCGGGCATGGCTTGCCCAGCAGCACCAGAATCGGATCGACAGGGCGGCCCGCCGGAAAGCTACTCTGGAGGCACTGCCTCCGGGCACCGATCTGTCCGGTCGTTCCCCTCTCGATGAGGCGATGGCGCGGCGAACGCGTCGTGGGATGAACCGGCCGGATTTCCTGGGGCTCGGGCCCCAGTCTCGAGGATAGCGTGCAGGCGGCGGCGCTCACACGGGCGCATCGCGACCCCAGCCGGGGGTTGTGGCGGACCCATCCCCAATACCTCCCGGCCGCCGGGCCAGATGCGGCGACCGCGTTCCCCAGCAAGATCGTCTCGATCACTTTTGCACTCGACTTCAAGCTGGATACTGTGGCCCCCAACGGGGTCCTTTTCGAGGCAGGGGACTTCACCGTTGGGACGGCTTTGTGGCTGGACAACGTCCTGGGCACCCTGGGCTTTGCTGCAGGCACAGTCCTCGCTACTCCGGATAACGGGGTGAGCGGGACAACGCTTCTCAATCACCTCGGGGTATCTAGTGCAGTTGTTGCGGTCGGGGGCACCGGCCATGCCACCAATGACCTGATCACCTTGGCTGGTGGGACGTTCACTCGGGCGGCCGTGCTTCGGGTGACAGCCCAGACGGCGGGGGTGATTGATACGGTCTCCGTCGCGGATCGCGGTGTGTACTCCGTGCTCCCTGCAAATCCCGTGGCCCAGGGCAGTACATCCGGAACGGGTGTGGCTGCAACTTTCACATTGACCGGTGGACTCGTGAGAACGGGGCGTCAGCGGCTCGTGTGCTCTATTGTGCCCCATCGCGGGTCGATCTGCGTTTGGATCGATGGCCACATGCGCATTAACGCGAAGGCTGTGGCGGGGACATTCGGGTCTGGCGGCTGGATGGCCGGAGCGGGGAACATGGGAATTGGCGCGGTGGTTGATACGATCACAGATCGTGTTCCCGTCGCATCTCGAGTCGCGCTCGTGAACGCGAGCATTCTTGGCTACCTTTCGGTCTACTACAATCAGCGCCCTCGTCATCATGGCCAGGGAAAACTGACCTAGTAAGGGAGAATCGCAATGGCTTCTACAATCAAATGGTTTGGGGACAACGGCGGGTCGGATGGGAACGCCGCGAACAACCGCGATCTCTCCGGCGGTGGCACCAAGTTCCGGTTCCGGACGGACGATGACTGGCACACCATCGACGGGGTCAACCCTGTGCCGATTCCCGGAGCGGGCACGAACTACGCTGGTTGGATCCACTTCTATGCGAAGATGACGGCGCGGCCCGGCACGGAGTCCGTGAACAACTTCAAGCTCTACACCGACGGTGCGGGGTACGGCACGGGGATCGTGGTGAATGTGGCGGGAGAATTCCCCACCAACAACTCAGGCGCGGCGGAGTCGGGCTATGAAATCGCGGCCTTCAACCCGGTTGGGACGACCGCCTACGAGATGACCGTGGCGGCTCCCAATGGACACTCGATTCTCGACACTGCGCTCGACGTGTTTGGCTACACCTCGGCCTCGCCCTTCAGTGGGCCTACGATCAGTGAGGCCGGGGCCGTCCTGAACGCGGTCAGTGAGATGACCAATTACTTTGTGCTCCAGGCTGCGGTTGGTACAACCGCGAGCGCGGGGGTGAAGACTGCGGAGACCTTCACCCTACGGTACGACGAGATCGTCTAATGCCGACGGTTGTGCCATACAACACCGGCCAGTTGATTCACGAGAAGCTGTACGAGGTGTTTCAATTCAAGAAGAATATCGGGAACGATATTCGAGGTGTGAATACCCCACAGATCCGGATCACTATTT